GCCTGGATGTTGTCCTTGAAGGTCGTATCACGCATATGGCGATACTTGAGGGCGCTCGGGTCGATAATCGCAGCGTCATTCGTGAAGCGTCCATGCACGTTGAACAGCGGATGGGATTTCACATAGATCGTACCCTGCGGCAGAACCCAACGCTGGAGCTTCATGCCATAGACGTCGACGATACCATCGAAGTTCACGCGGGTACGGCTTTGCGTAGCGGCCAGCTTGTTCAGCGAGTTCAGGAAGCCATTACCCGCGAACACGATACGCTCATCACCTGCGCCCGAGTTGTAGTCGAACACCTTGTAAACGGCATCGGTGAACGAGGTTTCGGTCGGAGTCGTGGTGAAGGCCGTGATCATGCTCGGCGCGTACTGGGACAGAGCCCAGAGCAGGCCGCCGGTCATGCGGAGCGGCTTACCGTTCGAGCCGGTGGACTCGTGACGCTTACCGAAGAGGAACGCCATTTCCATAGCAGCGGAATGGTCGAACATCTTGCGCTTCTTGTCGTTCTTGACCGGATCGCCAGTACGGGTCTTGGTCCGCTTAGCGGTTTCCGTAATGTCGTAGGTGGTCTTGAAGATCTGACAAAGATTGTACATCTTGGTCGGATTACGGGTGGAGGCGCTGGGAGCGTTCGAGCCCTCGGCGAATGCGTTACCGATCTTGGTCAGGAACGTGCCGTTCGCGAGCGGGGCTGCGGTCGTGCCTGAAGCCGCGCGGGTGAAGGTCACGGAACCAGCCGCGCCATTGGCGGAGGCGATAATCACCTCATGGTTGTAGGCAGTGGTAAGAGCCTTTTCAACCAAGAAGATGTCGCCAGCGACCACGTCGGTAGCATCGGTCACGTTGGAAGTAACTGCAATCGCGGTGTCCGTGGTGGAGTAACCGGTCGTGAAGTTAACCGCCAGACGCAACGCGTTCAGCTCTTCCTCGTACCAGGCGAATTCCGGATCGGAGGTAGATTCGGACTTCATCTTCGACATGAGGGCCGTGAGAGGAGTCTGGCCATTTGGATTACGCCAGAGGATCATTTCACGGAAGTTCTTCGGGCGTTCATCGGTAGCCCAATCACCAGTACCACGCAAGCCTGCAATAGCCATTTTAAAACTCCTTTACCAATCTTCTTTTTCCATTTCCATAGCCAGCGCTTCGAACGGATTGCTCGGCCGGGCTGGTGCATTGCCCCCACCAGCACCGCGTGCTGGGGAGAAGGGAGCCACCACCGGCTGCGCCATTTGCTGCGGCTGGGGAGCCACAGCGCCTGGAGCGGCAATCCCGAGCGCTGCTCGGACCAAATTACCAATCGCTTGCGCAGCTACTTCCGGCGGCGCTGTCCGATTCACATTGCGATAGACCGTTCCCAGTTCCATAATCGCCGGCTCATAACGAGGATCGGCAAGGTCTGGATTGACCGCGGTGAAAAGGTTTTTCGCCTTCCCCTCACGTTCAGTATGGTACTGAACCTGCTGCATCATGACGGGCATCATCGCCTGCATAGCACGCATCGAGTTTTCCATTACTTCCATGTGCACCTTGGCGGCCAGTTTTGGCAGCACGAGCTCCGGCTCGGTCAACATCGCATCCGCAGCTTCCTGATCTAGGGCATACACTTGCTCGAGTTGACTAAGGCGTGAGTTGCGCCAGGTTCCGTAATCCTCCGGAGAGACCGTCACCGGCGTTGGAGCCGGGGTCTCTACAGGTGCAGTAGGAGCTGGAGCTTCTGCCGCGGCAGGGGTTGGAGCCGGAGTCGGGGCTGCTGGTGTGGGGGTTGGCGCCGCTGGGGTTTCGACTTTCGTCTCCTCCACAACAACTTCATCCCCTTCAACAGCCGAGTCTTCCGTCTCAAAATCTTCCGCGATATCAGTCCAGTTAACATCATCCTCCGTCGAGTCAGATGCGGTGTCGTCCATCCCGCCGGAAGAAGGAATAACTGAGTCGGAGGAACCACCCAGGTCATCACCCTCACCATCAATCGGGGAATGGTACTTAGTCCAAACAGCCTTTGTCACAAACATATCTACTTACTCCTTTGTCAAAGCACGATGGAGATCAATCTCCGCATCTTCCAGCATCGCATGTACGGTAGCGGCTAACGACAGTCGCCCTTCCAACATACCCTTCTTCCGCTCCATCATATACACCGCCCCTTCGGACTCCACAGGAGAGAACAGAATCTCTTGTTGAAGGGAATCGACCTGAGCCTGTATAGCCACGTTAATCATGCGCCATATGGGAGACTCAAGCAAGCGCTCAAAATCTTTTTTCTTTTCTTGAATGTTTAAAGGGTCTTGCGGATTATCAGTCATGATATAACTCCAAAAAGGTGCCCCCGAAGGGGCGGGAAAAACTCAGCCAGACGCGCCCATTCCTGGGATCTGGCCGGGTTCGTTAAGGTTCGCGCGCATAGGAACGGCGTTCCCCATCTGCGCCTGTTGCTGCATCATCCCGTCAGGGACGACATTAATACGGAACTTGTTGATGTTTTTCAAGCCGCCGAGCTGCGCGACAAAGGCAAAGATCTTGCCGAGGTCATACTGCTCCAGCGCGCCCGGAACCTTACTGAGTCCCCCCAGCATCTGCTGCCAGAGGTTGGCCTGGGCGAAGCGATCCACCGGCATGGTGCCATCGACAGGTACGAAGTCATACATGCCAGCGATGAGGTCAGGCGTCACCTGCATATAGCGTTCCGACCACATAGCCTGATCCCCGATAATCCGGAACTTCTTGTCGCCCGTGTACAGTTGCTGCGAGGACATATAGAGCTTGTTGGCGAGCGGGCCGAAACCAACATTCGAGAACCACTCGCAGTTCGTCTTCAGCCTGTTGATACCGAAGGAGGTGGATGAGCGGACTTCCGTCGCGGTCTTGCGGCCGCCGGCATTCACGCTTCCCATCACGTTGTCGCTAACGCCTGTGATCCTTTGGGCCAGCTGCGCCACGGTTTCCGAATCGGACAGATTCGAGCGGGTAATGTCCTGTACCTGGAACTGCGACAGCATCGTCCGTACATCCTGGCCGTACGCGGCGGGCTTGAGCCGAATCATTTTCCCTGGGCCCGGCTCTTCCAGATCCCGGACATTCACCTTGCTCGGATCGACGAGGAACATGTTGTTCAGCGCCGCCCGTACATTATAGAAGTGGGAGTTGAAAAGCCACTCCATGGTCTTGTTCAGGGGATCGAGGACTTCCAGCATCGAACGGTTAAAGACATTGTAGCCTTCCACCTCGAACGGGATCACATCAAACGGGTACTTGTTATGGGCCAACCCGAGCGGCTGGGCGCTCACGATCACCGACTTATTGGCGATGGTAAAAACCCACTTCTCCGGCCGATTGCTCGAGCCGATCCCCAGCTCCGAGGGGATAACGTCCCAGTGGAATTCATACAGATCCGCAGTGGAGGGGGTATCACTCTCAAAGTTGTAGAAGGAGAGATCCTCGCCGGGGAGGTTCGTATCATGGCCGGTGGAGGAGCTTCTTCCACTACTCTCCCCCTGGTTCCCGAATTCCTTCAGCGCTTTCAGGTTGTAATAGCGCCCGCTGGCTGCCTTGGCCGCGATCTTCACCCAGCCGACCTTGTCAAAGACGATGCAGAATTCCCCCTCTTGGAAGCGGAACAGCGGGACGCGTGGGTCTGTCAGAAAGTCCGCCGGCCTCACATTATACAGGCGATTCCCCTCAAAGCCCGTAATGGTCTCACTCACCTGAACCTTCTCGCTTGTCCCTGGAATCGGCATGCCCAGGAACATCTTCGGCTGATCCACCATCTTCGTCATGGTGAACTCTTCCTTGTCCCAGTAATGGCCGAGAACCCCGTGGGAATATTTGCCAATATCCATCAGCCAGACGAACAGCGCCGGCATACCTCCCCCGGCTTGGAGCTGGTAATCGAGAAGAGACTCCATCGCGGTCTCGGCCGTCTGGGATTCGCCATGCCGCCCCTTCAGCTGGAAGATCGGATCCCGCGCGAGGAACACACTCGTATAGTACGTATGGGCGGTGAGCAGCATCGCATACGAGTACGGGATATTGATAGTCGTGTACTCGGTCTCCCCGCCCTTCCGCTTCTCCTTGCGCAGGCGATCCACATCCGTCTCCGGCATGTAGGCCGTATACGTATCCTCAGAATTCTTCCACTCCTCTTCCCGCGTTTTCCTCTGCTCATCCCGGGCCAGATCCAGCCGCCCCTTGAAGTTCTTAATCACCAGCTGGTGTAATTTGCTACCATACGGGATATGCTTGATCCCAGGCGCGAGTTTTTCTGCTTGTTTCATTATGGTGCTCCACGAAAATTTAACTGCGGAAGGGAGTCATCCTCTTTCGAGTACTCCCCTTCGATCCACTCATCCACCCCTTGGGTCTCGCCCCAGGTGATCGCCATCGAGACGGCATCGACAACGTCGTCGTGCATCTGGGCGCTGGGGGAGTACTCCGTAAACTGCTCAATAAATTTCGCGTGGGAGGAACGGCATTTGAGCCGCTGATAGCCGGACGTCTCGCCAAGCGCCTGGATAATCCGGTCGGACTTCCTTCTGCGATCCTGCACCTTATACACAGGAAGATAGACGCGTTGTTCCCGCATCCCCTTCTCGATGTACCAGGCCAGCACGCGCTGGTACGCGATCGCCTCGACGATGATGCCTAGCGGCCGCCATCTCCGCGCAAATTCAAAGACAGTGGCGAGCACCATCTCAGGGTCTTGGCCGGTCGCGGCCTTGTAGTCGACGAGATAGACCTCGTCCTTGTGGAAGCCGATGACCACGACTGCATTATCATCAGCGGTCTTTTCCTCGCTACTCGCCGGATCAATAGCAATTACATAGGTCATCTGCTCGGGTAGCGTCTCCCAGAAGATGAGGTTGTCCAGGCGGAAAGAGGCGAGCTCCTCGGAGATGATCTTACACTCTTTCTCCCGCATCCATATCGCCAGTCGCCCAACCTTGGTCGCCGCTTCCTTCTGCTTGAGCAGGTCAGCGGTGGGGTACCGCTCCGGCCATCGGCTCTCCCCGTCAGGCCCGAAGATCCCGAAGCGGAAGAAGGTCCACTCAGGATCCTTCTCGCAGCCCTCGATCAGGTCGAACTTCGACTTGGGCGTGTCTAGGATAATAGCTTTAGCGTCGGGTGCTTCGGACTTGGGAGCGAGTGAGTTGAAGAGTGCACCAAAGACAAGATTCTGTTCCTTCTTGCGCTGGTCGACCGAGTTGCTAGCTTCATCAGTTGAAGTGTCGTCGCAAATGATAAGATCAGGCCGGTGGTCATCAATGTTAAAGCCACGGAGTTGGCCCGTAATACCAAGGGCAAGAATGGTGATAGGGGTGTCGAGGGCTTCATGGAGTATCTCAATATGGTCATCGCTCCACTTGCTCCCCTTCCTTAAGCGGAAGGTGGAAGCCCAGAGCCGGTTATGTTCGACTTGCCGCTTGATCCAGCGGAGGGACAGGATCGAGTGGCCCTGACTTGCAGAGACAAAAAGGATAGTACGGGAGATGCCGTAGGCGATCCGCTGGCTGGTGAAGGCCCGGAGGAGAGTTGTCTTGGCTCCATCCCGGAAAACCTCGATCGCCACATTCCGATAGTCGCGGTTGTTGAGCACCTTCCCCATCTCATCGTGCATAGCGGGGGAGGCCTGCCGGAACGTCTTGGGAAAAAACAGCCGGCCGTAGAGGGTAAGGGAGGTTGCCCCGAGCCGTACAGCCTCTTGCGGGGAGATAGGAAGTTGTTCAGCCATTAGGCTCTCCAGATGTGCACTTTAAAAGAAGGATGGCGCATGCTTACTTCTTGCGCCAGGACTACCTTCTCAGGGAACAAGGTGGCGGGATCGTACCACTTAACCACCTCGCAGAAATCAAACTCCCAGTGGGAGGCCGGGAACATCACCTGCAGGACGGGGAGGTAAAGGTGCTTGACCTGCCACCAGGCATCGGCCGTATGCTGGTACTTCACCTCTACTATAGTAATGCGCCCACGCGCCAGGTCGATCAGTATCCCATCGGGTTGGCACCAACGCCACTGCGCCTTCTCGCCCGCTGGAAAGAAGCGCAGCCAGGGGGATGGGATATACCTATCCCCGTAGAAGGTGGAGAGGTAGTCCTGCACCTTCCGCTCGTACCGGACACCTTCGAGCCTGCGGCCCGTATAGCGCTTCTTCCGGATGGCCGGGGGCAGGGCGAAGTTCGCGGACAGCACGCGCCCGGCGGGCCGGAACCCCTGAGGCGCGGGCACGGGCGAGGGGAGGTTACTCAGCATCGTAGGTCGTGCCTTCCGACACGGGGAGACCGTCCTTCGGCCGGAGCTGCGGGATCGAATTCTCGGCAGACAACTGCATCAGTTCCCGCGCGGCCGACAAGTCCCCTGCGGAAATGAAAACGTTCTGTTGGATGTGAGAGCCACTCGGGGGGCCGGCGGGGTTGCGAGCGGACGCCGGCGCGTAGCCCATACGATGCAGGATCTTGTCCGTTGCGTCGAGAATGAACTCGGGATCCTCGTTCTTTTCGAGGTGGTCGGTGAGCTTATCCAGGGCGATGTCGGCCGCCTTGCGCAGACGCGCGGGAATGGAGTCCGCCACACGCAAGCCAATCGCGAGCTGCTTCTCCTTCAGGGCATGCTGGAAAATATCGCTGTGTATGATCTGACTCAGCCAGCTCTGCGAGTACCCGAAGTGGTCACTGCATTCGCGCAGGCTCTTCTCCGGGTTAAGCACGAGCCAGTTCATCAGCATCTCATGCGTTGTGGAAAGGCGGGCTATGGCTGCCATGCTAAATCCTTTAAGGGACGGGTTGGAATGAGCCTTTATACACGGGTAGGGGCGGGGAGTCAAGCGCTGGCCGTGGGTGGGATTGTTGGGGCAAGTAATTGTGTATTTAACCTCCCCATCAATTCCAGACCTACTGCAAAAATCCGTATCGCCTTTACCCCAGGGGTAAGCGCCCTCGAGGGGGGCGGGTGGGGGTACGCCTGTAACCCATTGATTTCATTGAGGAATTTTGACCAGTTGCAATATTGTGCGGCTCGCGTATAATGAATTCATCGGAGGACAAAACACCGCCCCCCGGTACAGCGGGTCACGCGGAACATCGCGGGGTCTGACTTTCTTTAACAATTCGGATATGGTCTTGGCTGGTTATGGGGGCGTCTTGCCTCGGTGACTGGGGAATGATAATGCGCTATGTGATGAAGAAGTGCGGCGACGAGCCGGCTATTACACAATACACTATCAATGGGTTTGAGCTATCGTGGAACCCTGACGACGGGCGATTCTATGTCGTGAAGGGCGAGGATACGGTGGCAACTTTCAAGGCGTGGAATAACGCGGTGTATTACTGTAAAACCCATTAAGCGAGGGATGGCTTAGGCCGTCCCCATAACCAGCCAAGCTGTATCTGATGTGTATATGGAGGCCATTATGGCACAAGCACAAGTGGTGAAGTTCCTCGG